GTCCCCCGGCGTGACGAGGAGCTCTTTGTAGAGCCGGGGGACTTCGTGGTCATCGGCGGTTACGCCTCCAGCGGCAAGACCCTGCTGTCCCTCCAGATGGCCCTGGGGCTGGCGGAGGCCTGGCGGGTGGGGTACTTCTCCCTGGAGACCTCCACCCGCAAGCTCTTCGACCGGCTGGTGTCCCACAAGGCGGGGGTGAGTCTGAAGAAGATCAAGCGCCGACAGCTGGCCGCCGCAGAGTACGACGCTCTCACCAAAGCCGTCACGACCCTGGACAAGCTCCCCCTGGAGCTGGTGCAGGCCGGTGGGATGAGCGTCACGGACATTCAGGCCATCACCCTGCAAAAGCGGTACCAGGTGATTTTCGTGGACTACCTCCAGCTGGCCGATGCCCCAGGCCGGGACCGGTACGAAAAGGTCACCGCCATCTCCATCGGGCTGCACACCCTGGCCCAGGCTCATGGGGTGACGGTGATCGCCCTGGCCCAGCTCTCTCGCCCGGAGCGCACGAGGACCAGGGAAGGCAAGATGATCCCGCCCAGCATGAGCTCCTTCCGGGAGTCCGGTCAGATCGAGCAGGACGCCGACGTGGCCATGCTGCTCTACCCCACGGACCCCGACAACAACGCCTCCAACCGGGTGCTGAAGGTCTCGAAGAACAAAGACGGCGAAAAGCTGAGCATGGAGCTGGCCTTCGACGGCGCCACTCAGACCCTGACCCCGGTGTCCGGGGACAAGGCGGTGGCCCAAAAGCTGGCCAACGACGGCCGCAAGGCCAGAGAACACAACCGGCAGCAGGCCCTGGCGGGCTTTCAGGAGCTGGACGACGATGAGGAGTATCAGTTCCAAGAAACTTATGAGGGGGTGCCGTTCTGATGCAGGTGGGAGACAAGCTCCGCTTTACCCCCTATCCCTGGACCAGAGACCGGACGGAGTGGGGCAACGGCATGACCATCCCCACTGAGGTGGCCGGGCGGGTGGTCTACGTCCACCCCAAGGGCCGGTACTACCTGGCCGAGGGCGAGGTGGCGGGCCGGACCATCCGGGAGTGCTACTGCACGAAAGGAGAGTGAGCCATGCCGTCCCGAAAGAAGGCCCCGCCGGGGTGCGAGGGCTGCATCGATCTGACCGGCGACGGTCTGTGCCGATACGCCGTCCGGACGGGCCACCGCCGGGGCTGTCCGCCGGGAGAGGGCTGCACGGTCAAGACCGTGGGACCCCGGCCCAAGCCGGTGTGCACCCTGCCGCCCAAGCCCCAGACGGAGCGGCCTCTGCCCTTCGGCTCCACCCGCCGGGCCTGGGCCCTGGAGGAGCTGAGCCAGTCCGAGCTGGCCTGCCGGCTCTACGCCGAGGGGGCCATGGACGCGGAGATCGCTCTGGCCACGGGCTTCTGTATCACCACCGTGGCCAAGTGGCGGCGGGAGACGGGACGCCCGGCCAACCGATACCGAAAAAGGAGAATGCAACATGGAAACCAAAGTGACGACCCTGCGGGAGGCGCTGGCTGAGGCGTCGGTGCCCGAACCGGGCACGCGGGAGCGGATCGAGTACATCGACCTGGATGACATTCAGCCGGACCCGCGGAATTTTTACGAGCTGAGCGGCATCGACGAGCTGGCGGCCAACATCGAGCTCTTCGGCCTCCAGCAGCCCCTGCGGGTGCGGGACGACCCCATGGACCCGGACAAGGTGATCCTGGTCTCGGGCCACCGCCGCCGGGCGGCCATGGAAAAGCTGGTGGCCGAGGGCCGGGAGGACCTGCGGGAGATCCCCTGCATCCGGGAGCGGGAGGCGGGCAGCGAAGCCCTCCAGGAGCTGCGGCTGATCTACGCCAACAGCGACACCCGGAAGATGACCAGCGCGGAGGTCTCCCGCCAGGCCCAGCGCGTGGAGGAGCTGCTGTATCAGCTCAAGGAGGAGGGCCACGACTTCCCCGGCCGGATGCGGGATCACGTGGCCGAGGCCTGCAAGGTGTCCAAGTCCAAGTTGTCCAGGCTCAAGGTCATCCGGGAGGGGTTGATCCCCAGGTGGCACGAGATCTGGAGCGCCGACGGGATCCCGGAGGAGACCGCCTATCAGATCGCCCGGCTGCCCAAGGAGCACCAACAACGCTGCCTGAGCGCCGCCGAGGAGAAGAACCGGTACGCTCTGTTCTACGCCTCCGACGCCGAGCAACTGGGCAAGGCCCTGGCGGAGCTGGAGGAGAAGGTCCCCGACTGTCCCAAGCACAAGGTCCCCACCCCCTGCCCTCATCTGCCTGAGATGAAGCGGAAGACCGCATCGAAGGGCAACTGGTACCACCCCCACTGCACCGGCCAGTGCTGTCTCAACTGCCTCTGGCTGGAGGACTGTAAGGACTTCTGCCCCCACGGCAAGGCCGAGAAGGACCGGATCAAGCGCCAGGCCAAGGAGGCAAAGGCCAAACGCAAGGCCGACGAGGCCGCCCGGGAGGCGCCGCTGATCGAGAGGAAGAAGCTCCTGTGGCAGCGGATGGCCCAGGCCAGAGCGGCGGCGGGCAAGTCCGTGGAGGATGTCTTCAACGCCTGCGGGCGGTACTACGGCAGCGCCTTCGAGAAGTCCTTCCTGGAGCATGAGGCCGGGACGGGGAAGCTGACCGGATCCGACGAGACGCCCTACGGCTACATGTTCTCCGCGTCCGACGCCATCGGCCTGTGTGCGGTGGCGGACCTGCTGGGGGTCAGCATCGACTACCTGCTGGGCAGGACGGAGACGCCAAAACCGGTGACGGTGGAGGTCCCCAAGGACTGGCAGCCCGGCAAGCCGCCCCGGTCCGGCCGGTACTTTGCCCGGTTCCGCGACGAGGCCGGGACCATGACCTTCCCCTGCGAGTACAGCGTGAGCCGGGACGAGTGGTCCATCATCGGCGGAATGAAGATCGAGGCCCCCTGCACCGGCTGGTGGTGGCTGCCGGAGGAGGAGGACTGACCCGTGAGCGAACAACGGAGTGTCAGCCGGGCGCTGGCCCTGCTGCGGATCCTCTTCCTGGAGACCTCTCCGGGCTGTCCCATGCCCATGAAGGACCTGCTCCGCCGCATGGAGGAAGAGGGCCTGCCCGCGGAGCGCAAGACGGTCTACCGCTGGATCCAGGCCATGAACGAGAACGAGATCACCATCGGTTACGCCCACCGGACCCGCGGCTGGTACTACGCCGGCGGCTGGCTGGACGGGACTGAGCCGGACGTCACGGATAAGGAGGAACCCCATGACCGAGACTGAGAAGAAGCTGACGGCGGCGCTGGCCTGCGCCTGCTGGCATTATGTCGGCACTGTTCTGAAAGCACCAGGGGCGGTTCCGGGCTGGGCCACGGAGGAAGCAAAGGTCGCTGCCCTCCTGGGCACCACGTCGGATCTGATGGAGAAGATGCTCCACGACGCAGCGGAGGATACGCAGTATTGGCTGGACCTGGTGAAGGACGGCGTCAAGATCGCGGAGGCAACGATAGGAAAGGAAATCGAGATGAAAATTGAAACCGAGGAGGAACCTGACCATGAGCATGAGCATTGACCGCGCCATTGAGATTTTGGACCCTGCCCGGCGGCATCACTTTGACAGCATCGAGCCTGTCAACGAGGCCTGCCGGATGGGGATGCAGGCGTTGGCCCTGCTGCGGTGGATCCCAGTCACCGAGCGCCTGCCGGAGCCCGACGAGTTCGTCCTGGGCGTCTGCACCGCCCGCCTGTCCGACCACGCCGACCTGACCGACGCCATCGCCCTGGTGGAGTACGACGAGTACGCCGACCAATGGCTGCTGGAGGCCTGGCCGGAGGTGGAGGACGTCAGAGTCAGCCACTGGATGCGTCTGCCGGAGCTGCCGGGGGAGGGAGAATGACATGGGCGTTATCGTGACAAGCCGGTGGGTGCCGGTGACGGAGGATCTGCCGGGACCCCGCCAGCGGGTGCTGGTGACGGACGGGATGCTGGTCTACGAGGGCGGCGTGGGGCTGGACGGCCGGTGGTACCGGTCCGGGACCGCCATGCTGCTGGAGAACTACCTGGTCCATCCGCCCACCCACTGGATGCCGATGCCGGATACGCCGAGGTGAAGGGTATGGGCTGGCTAAAAGATCTGTGGAAGGAGCTTTGTATGGAACACAAGAAGTTTATCTGTCTCCGGGACATCCTGGACCTGCTGGCCCCCGCGGGGGTCAAGGTGGAGATCCGACACGGACGTGACATCCTGTCGGGCAACGGCGACGCCCGCATGTGGGAGTACATCGAGGATGAGCTGGTGGCAAACATCTGCCCTACGGGCGATGGACTGACCATCTGGCTGGAGTATGAAGCCCATGATGACAAGGACTGAGCTGATCCGTGCCCTGAAGGGCATGCAGGCCGAGACCGGGTCCCTGATCTGCCTGGGCTGCGGACACGAGCACAACTGCACCACCCAGGGCTGCGCGATTATTCGGGCGGCGGTGGAGGAGTTGGAGAAGATCTATCCGCTGACTACGCAGAACGCAGTACCCAAGAGGCTTTTTGACGATATGCAGGGGCTGGGCGAGCAGGCCGACGCGGCGATGATAGAGCAAACCAGAGACGCGTTCGCCCGATGGATCGCCCAGCACGTGGGCATCAAGAAAATCTATGAGCCTGACTCGAATAAGGTCATCTATCGGGGGACGCTGGAAATTATTTGGCCGCAGCCGCCGGAGGAGGGAGAATGATATGGCTGAATTGAAACCGTGCCCGTTCTGTTCCGGGGATGCGAAAACAAGTGTAAGAGCCGAGAAACTGCCGGCAGGAAATAATTACATGGACTTCACAATTTCTTGTTCGGGATGTGGCATCAGAAAAAATGTTCATATGGAGTACGGCATACATGAGGCCACTTTTGAAGATATAGAGAGAGGGATGGCTGACGTGATTTATGAATGGAACAGGAGGGCAGGAGAAGATGGCTGAACTTCCGAAATACTATTGTTTTAAACCAGAGATCGCCCTTGAAGAAGGACACCTTGTCGTTCATCTGCGGTCCATTAACTGGCAAGACCTCGTTGAAGACGAAATAAATCCGACCCGTTGCGGCGAGTGCCGACAGTTTGATGGTACTGGCTATTCAAACCCAGATCCTGAGATGCCGATGCTCCGCATGGGCCATTGCCGTATTTTGGGCCGAGACGTGCAGGCGTGCTGGTTCTGCGGCTCAGCGGATCGAAAGGACGGTGGCACCCCATGAACCCAAAAGCAACTGTCACCGCCCTGGACATGGGCCAGCTGGATGCCATGTGGAACATGCTCCGGATGGGCTACCAGAGGGCCAACATCCCGGCCCTGAAGGAGCACTGCGACCTGCTGCGGCAGGCCATGATCCAGAAGACCGCCGGCCAGCGGAAGGATGACCCGACGAGTTACGTGCCGTTCGAGGACGTGGGGACCATCTGCAACTGCATCATCATCGAAGCCATGTGCCTGTATCTCAGCGGGGAGCTGGACAGGCTGGAAAAGGAGCGTGACCCATGACCATCCAGGAAACCGCCGCGGCGGCCAAGGCCGCGGGGATGAGCTACGGCGAGTACGTCAACGAGACCGAGGGAAAGACCGTCGAGGTGAAAGTCCCGCCGGGGCTGACCTTCACCCAGGAGGCCGAACTGAAGGCCGCCGAGGCCAGGGCCGCTGGGAAACCCCAGGAGCCCCAGCCGGACGAGACAGTCCCGGTCCACAGCGACCTGACCCGGACCTGTCCCAAGTGCGGCAAGCTCTTCCTGGTAGAGTCCCGGATCAGCCGCAAGAAATACTGCTCCGTGGGCTGCCAGCAGGCCGCCGCCGCCGACCGGCAGAAGGCCAAGTACCAGGAGAAGGCCCTGGCCCGGCTGGAGGCCGAGGAGGAGCAGGACGAGGCCCCGCCCAAGCCGCCCGTCCGGGAGACCATCCTGGCAAAGGCCGAGGAGATCTATCAGGGCAACCGGGCCGGGCAGTACGGCCAGCGGGAGCGCAACTTCGAGTCCATCTCCGCCCTCTGGTCGGCCTATCTGGGGCGGGACGTCTCCCCGGCGGACGTGGCCGCCATGATGGCCCTGCTGAAGATCGCCCGGATGGGCTCCGGACACTACAAGGAGGACAATGTCGTGGACGCGGTGAATTACCTCTTGTTTGCCGCCGAGCTGGGGGAGGCGTGAGCCGTGGCGCTGACCGAGCAGGACCGGGCCATCATCCGGGAGCTGGCGGAGCAGAGCCTGAACGTCTCCGCCGCGGCCAGAGAGCTGAGGCTGTCCCCGGAGACGGTCCGGTGGACCATCGGACGGATCGCCCGGGTCACCGGGCTGGACCCGCGAAACTTTTACGATCTGTGCGAGCTGCTGGAGCAGATCAGGGAGGAACGATTATGACACTCAACGAGTACGTGGCCTGGATAAGGGCCAGGGAGGGACGACGATGACAAAAGTCAGGGAAGTGCTTGGAATCCGGTCCAACGGCCATCAGATTTGGCCGGAGAAAATCACGGTGCGGGTCACCGTGGATGAGCATGGCAAGTCCCTGACCCTCTCCAACGACAGAGACACCATGTTCCAGGTCGCCATGGAGGGCCTGGAGGACCTGGTCCGCAGCGGCTGGGAACACCATGAAGGACAAAATCTATCGTAGCTGCCGCAGGTGCGGCAAGGACTGGAACGTCTCCCGCCTGGACCCGGGGCCCAAGGCGTACACCTGCCCCATCTGCGAGTTTCGGGAGAAGCTGAGGGGAGGTGACAGGCATCGAGACCAAAGCGTGGACCTGCGTGCGGCAGCGGGCCGGGCCTCTGGTCAAGGAGGTCCGGTACCGCCGGCCCCAGCTGCGGCCGGGGGACCTGCCCAGCATCCGCCGGGAGAAGAATGAGATCGTCCGGGCCATCCGGGACAGTTGCTTCCGCCGGACCCCGGCGGACCGGCTGGAGCTGATGCTGGCCCTCATGGGTCGGAAGGCCTCCACCTATGAGCTGACCTACGCGCCGGAGTTTCTGCCCGACAGCTTCAATGGCGTGCGGCGGGACTGGCGGAACTTCCTCCGGGCTCTGCGCCGGTGGCGGGGCGAGGCCTTTGACTACGTCTACTGCATCGAGGGCCGCCACGGAGACCACCGGTACCACATCCACCTGGTGCTGCGGGACCGGGACTTCTCCCCGGCGGAGGTCGGGTATCTCTGGCCGGGAGGCGGGGAGAGACTGGGGGCGCCGCTGCTGGCGGGACCCCAGGACAGCTTCCGGCGGATGGCAAGGTATCTGACCAAGGAGAGGACGGACGGGATCACGGTGCCCATCGGGGCCAGGACCTGGGTGGCGTCGAGGAGTCTGTACGCCAAGCTGCCGGAGCCGGAGCGGTGGCGGTGCGGGAGCGGGGAGATCTCCGTGCCGGAGGGAGCGACAGTGCTCACCGAGGACCGGAAGAAGAATCCCTTCGGGGAGTGCCGGTACACCGTGTACCTGGAGCCCTGACGCGCGCGCGCGTGCGCGCGACCTTAATCTTGAAATATTGGTGCTGCTTCTGACCACAACATAGAATTTGGGGGGAGAGCGTTGCAAGTCACACGGAAAAATGGTAAACTATGCGCAGTGAGAGACGGGTGGCTGCTGTGCCCGGCCTGTGGAAGGTCGAGGGTGCTGCGGGTCTACCCGGAGACACGGGGAACGGCCATTTCGGTCTACTGCAAAAAATGCGGGCATGAATCGCTCGTGAATATCGTCGAGAGCCAGAGCCATGAGAGCCAGAGCCAGTGAACACCTGCGGGTGGATGCTGGCCCTGGCTCTTTTGTTTTGCGTGGAGGTGATAGCCCACATGATGACATCGTGCCGATACTGCGGGCGGGTCCATCCCGTGGGGGTGACCTGTCCGAAGAAGCCCAGGGTCAGGTACGCCAAGGGGCCTCCCACCCAGGCCGACCGGTACCGCAGGTCCAAGAAGTGGCAGCGGGTGCGGGACGGGATCCTGGAGCGGGACTACCACCTGTGCCGGGTCTGCTTCGAGGGGAGCCGGGGCGTGTACGGCGGCGGGCTGCAGGTCCACCACATCGTGCCGCTGGCGGAGGACTACGAGCTCCGGGCGGATGAGGGGAACCTGGTCACCCTGTGTCCGGTTCACCACAAGATGGCCGAGGACGGCCAGATCAGCCGGGAAGAGCTCCGGCGACTTGCAGAGGATCCCCCCCGGTGGTCGGGACGGCTCTAGGCGGACGTCGGTAGAC